GTGCCGAAGACCGGCGGGCTCGACTACCATGCACCGCGCGCGGCGATCCCGGCAGGCGGTTCCGGAGGCCGCGCGCAGTTGTCCAACCACTCGGAAAACACGATGAAGCTCTATTACTTTCCCGGAGCCTGTTCACTCTCGCCGCACATTGTGGCGCGCGAGGCGGGCATCGATCTGCAACTCGTGAAGGTCGACCTCAGGGCCAAGCGCACGGAACACGGTGAAGACTTCCACGGGATCAACCCCAAGGGGGCCGTGCCGGTCCTCGAACTGGACAACGGCGAGCGGCTGACGGAAGGCCCGGCGATCGTGCAGTACCTGGCAGACCTGAAGCCGGCAAGCGGCTTGGCACCCGCCAACGGCACGATGGCGCGCTATCGCTTGCAGGAATGGCTGGGCTGCATCAACTCGGAGCTGCACAAGGGCTACTCGCCGCTCTTCAATCCGTCCACGCCCGAGACGGTCCGGCAGGAGCGCAAGGATGCCCTGTGCAGGCATTACGCGCTGGTGGAGCAGCACCTGGCAACCCATCCCTGGCTGGTGGGCGAACACTTCACGGCGGCCGACGCTTATCTGTTCACGGTCACCAACTGGGCGGGGCACGTGGACCTCGATCTGTCGGCGTTCACGGCGCTGGCCGCGTTCCAGCAGCGCGTTGCGGCCCGGCCGGCGGTGCTGGCTGCGCTGGAGGCGGAGGGGTTGCTGGCCGAGGCGGGGGCGTAAGGGCGGAGATCAGGCAGGAACACTGCCGCCAATGATGCGCCAATGGAACGGGCCTTCGGGCCCGTTTCTTTTCGAAAGGTGGCTGCCGATTCGCCCGATCGATGCAAGAGGGATTGAATTACAAAAAAAGATCATTATTGCAAATCGATTTCAAACCGATTTTTAAACTTCATTTCGAGCGGGCCATGGGCTATGGTGAATGACATTTCCATGCCCAATGCAGGAGGTGCGAAATGTCATGTTTTAAGAAATGGCAATGGATTGCAATCATGTTGTTGATGCTTCCGGTCCTGAGTGCGCGCGCCAATGGCCAAACCACTGCGGCCGGCAATGTCGCCGCTGCACAAGGTTCATGCCTCGGTACTGGCACGGCCGCCGGCAATGGCGCCACCACGCCGGCCAACGCCTGGGACAGCACGTTCACGGGCATTGCGACCGCAACCGGCTCGGGATACTCGGGCGGCGCCTTCCTGCTCGATCCGATTGCCAAAGATGCCGAAATCACCGCGCTCAATCCGGTGCAGGCCAATCTCGGCGGCATCCGGGCGGCCATGGCCGGGGCCTATCTGCGCGTGCAAGGTCCCAAAGGCTGCACCACGGTGTATGTCACCGATCTTTACCCTGAGGCGGCGTCCGGCGGACTGGATCTTTCTTACAATGCCTTTTCCAAGATCGGCGACCTGCAGCAGGGACGGATTCCGATCCGGTGGAAGTTGATTGCCGCACCGGTCACCGGCAATGTTGTCTATCGCATCAAAGAGGGCAGCACGATGTGGTGGGCCGCGATCCAGGTGCGCAATCACACCTATCCGGTGGTCAAGCTCGAAGTCTTCCAGGGCAAGGCCTGGGTGAGCCTGCCGAAGGCCGACTACAACCACTTCGTCGGCACCCAGCTTGGCGACAAGCCTTTGGTGATCCGGATCACCGATATCCGTGGACGGATTCTCGTCGATAAGCTCCCACCGCTGCTCAAGGATTGCACACCCAAGAGCGCGAACCAGCCATCGCCGTGCAGCAAGCCCTATTTTGTCCAGGGAAACGTGCAGTTTCCCGAGTAAGCGGTGGTTTTAAGACAGTGGACATCGGGCGCGGCCGCTGAAGGGTGTCCACGCCCATTCGGGGTGGCAATCTCCGAACGGGCGCGGTATCGGCGCGAAGGCGTGCGCGGACGGCGCCGGTCCGTCCGCATGCCGGGTCACTGTGCATCCAGATAGTGGTCGAACGGAATCAAGGTTTCGATCCCTTGCGGGCGTTCGACCAGGGCCGCCGCGTCGCGCATTTTCTTCAGGCGTCGCTCGCGCTCAGCGTCGAAGTCTGCACTGGCATCGTCGGGTGCGTTGCGCGTGCCGGCGGGCGGCAATTCCCGGACCTTCTCGTAGTCCTTGTGCATCCTGAGCTTGGTGCTCAGGCTGTGGGCCGTATGGAACTGGATTTCGAAATCTCCGAGTGCCTGGGCCTCGGCAAGACGTAGGGTGACGTTGACGCCGGCATAGGTCGTGTCCTGCCGCGTGAACGCGTTTTTCAGGCGCATTGCCTTCAGGCCATGCCTGCCGAGCGTCTTGAGGATCGTGTCGACCGCCTTGCCGAATCCTTCGGCGGGCAGCACGACTTCATACCGCAGGGCATCCCGGATCCGGGCAGCGGCGCTCTCCGGCGTCAACCGCTCATCGGTGCGCTGGCGCTGCGCGATCTTGCGCGCGATGGAGCGGTCTTTCTTGAAGATGAAATTGCGCCAGTTGCCCGGTTTGTCTTCGCGCAGCTTTCCGCCCAGCTTCTCCAGCACCGGCCGCAGCTTCGGCGAGACCTGCGCTTCGATGCGGTGGGCCTGCGCACTGAGCCGGCGCGCCAGCGGCCGCAGGTACGCCGCGATCGCCTGCGCGCCTTGCGCTTCGAGCTCCGGATGAAGCGGCGGTGCCGCGTAGAGCGACGCCTGCCGCCAGTCTTCGATCTCCTCGCATCCGGCCGGCATGGTGACTGCCCGGAAGTCTTGCCATGCAGGCCGAAGCAGCGCGCGCAGTGCGTCGGGCGACATACCCTGATGCCGCTCTCGCTGCGCCTGCTTGTACAGGTTGTGGTAGCGCACCTTCAAGGCGAAGGTCTGCTCCGTGTGGAACTGGATTTCCCACAGGAAGCTGCCGCCCGGATCCTGCAGGGTCACGCTCAACGCCCCGAACGGGGTGCCCTCATGGTTGAAATGGTTCGTCCGTGCGGTCATCGAATGCCCGCGCTTTTCGAGGCCCGCTAGGATGCGGCGGGACGCCGGCGCGAAGGTGTCCGGCGGCAGCACGATGCTATAGCGCAACGCATCGCTGATCTGCGGGATGACCTCCTGCAGATCCGGCTGCTGCTTGCTGGTGATCGCATAGCCCAGCTTCTCCCGCAGTGAGCTCGCCGATTTGACGGCATGTTCGAGTCCGGCAAGATACACGGTGTCGGCCCCGAGGTCGGCGCCGACCCACGCGTGCAGGTTCGTCTGCAGCAGTGGCGTGATCTGCTCCGCGGCCGTGTGCGCCCGCTCGTTGAGCAACATGGCCGCCCGATCGAGGGCCATGGGTGACACCGTCCGCAGTCGCTCGGCCGGTGCGAGCCGCGCGACCAGCAAGCCTGCCTGCTGGAGCGAAGCGACGGCATCCTCCATGACCCCTGCCGCGAGCGTGGGAATTGGCTCCAGCGCGGCCAGGGCCCGTTCGGGATCGAAGCGATCGTCGCGGAAGGCGCGCGCGGTCTGCTTGGTGTGCGGCACGTGGCGCACCCGGTCGGGAAACGACCGTTCGACGATCTCGCATCGCTCGATGAGCGACGCGAACAGTTCCGTGCCGGTATCCGATTTCAGCGCATCGGTGCCAACCTTCACCGCGAGGGTGAAGAGGTTGCGCATCGTCAGTTCCGGTTCGCCTTCCACGTATCCCGGCTGGCCTTTGGGGAACTGCTCGGGCGACAGACGGCACACCGGGTAGTGGTCCAGGATCGCGTGGATGCGCGCCGGCGTATCCTTCGCCTCCGACCAGGCCTCGGCGAGCGGGCCGAATCGCCGCGCGAGTTCTGCGGACAGCGGCGGCATCGGTCGGGTTTCGGCCGCGCCCAGCTGGGTCGTCAGCGCATGCAGCTGCACCGCGACCTCGCGGGCCTCGGGCAGGTGCGCGCGGTTGATCGACCTGTATGCCAGCGCCTGCAGATCCTGCAGCGCGGGGGCATGCTCGCGGCCCTCGAGCAGGGCGCGCAGGCCATTGCGCAAGTGCCGCTCGGTGCCGTCGTAGGTGCCGAACATCATGTTCAACGCCATCGCCCTACGCAGCGCGTCCGGCTGCGACAGGAAGCGCGTGGCGGCATTGCTGGCCGACCCGACCAGTTGGCCGCCGCGTTGTTCCGCGAGGATCTCCCGGGCGCGCCCCGCCTGGTATTGGCCCTGTTCGTCGAACGCCGGGCTCGCGGTTTTCGGTGGCTTGAAGACGTGCTCGGTCCCGCGCCTGTGGTCGCGGTCCTCCATGACCCGCCGGATATGCGCCGCCAGCTTGGGATACCCGGCATAGACGAACGCCTCGTCGCCGTCCGTATCCATGTTGCGCTTGCGCAGCTCCGGGATCGGCAGCGCGCCGAGCCGCCCCGGCATCAGGATGTCCTTGACGCGCAGGCTGCCGGTGCTGAGCATCGTCTCCGGCACGCCGGCCCGGTCGCGCCCATGCTTCCAGCGCGACAGCACCTTGAGGTCCTCCGTGGAGCAGGCGAGGTCCATGTGCTCGTGCGCGGACGACCAGTACCCCGGCGGCGGGATGATCAGCATGCCCTTGCTGTGCAGCATGTCCTCCGCCCGGGACCCATCGTCAAAGCCGGTGTAGCTGTACTGGATGGCGAAGCACTGGTCCAGGAAGCGGCCCGTGGCGTTGCCTTGCGCGGCCGTGCCCACTCGTTCGGCGGGAATCGGCAGCAGGTTCTCCTTGTCGTAAGGCGGCTTGCCGACCAGCAGGTCGCCCTTCGGGTGCGCGCAGCCCTCCATCGAGATGGACGGCAGATACAGCTTGTCGTCCGCCGACGGCACCGCGCGAATCCGCCGTCCCTCGTAACCGCCGCTGGTGGTCAACTGGTACAGCGTCAGAAGGTCCACGGCGTCCGGCGAGAGCGCGGACGCCTCGGTCTTCGCGGCGGTGGCGGCACGGCCCCGGACCTCGAGTAGGGAGGTAGGGGAAACAGGACAGGTCAGAAAGACCAAAAAAAGCCCAAAAGCCGCATAAACACTGGAATCCCGGCCAAGAATCCGAAACCATGATTTCTGGATGAACTGGTGGACAAAGTAAGGGAAATTCGGGCGCGAAGTCTGGGAAATTGCCCCCACCAATGCGGAAATTCCCCCACTTCAAAGACGTGTCATCGTGTCATCGAACGCGGCTCAACACCAATTTGAGATGGTCGGCCGTCACGTCCGCCACCAACTGCTCATCAGAAGCCGGGAAACCGACCAACGGCCGCGCGGGCAAGCCCGGATGCTTCACCCGCTTGCGCACCAGCCCCGCGAACGCGAGTGCCTTGGCCTTCTTCGGCGTGATCGTGTAAGCCTTGGTACCCAGGTGGTGCCACGCTGCCTTCCCATCGCTGAAGCCAAGGCGCAGTTCCACACCCGTCACCTGATAGTTGAAACTGCCCAGCAGGTCGCCATTCCCATACAGAATTCGACCGGCACGCCGAGCCTGAACCTTGCGCGCGGTGGCCAAACTCATCTGGCCATTCTTGCGAAACGACTTGCCTTGCTGCTGCCAAATCGCCGTGCCGATGGTCAATGGTGACAACGGTTTCCACTTCGTACCATCCGGCGCCAGCCCTTTGTCATGGCGCTCCTGATTCACCCGAAACAGCGATTCGCCGATGCTTCCCAGCATCTGCTGGGGCGTAATCACTTCCTGGCGCACTGCACTCAACGCTTGCAGCAGGTGTTCGGCTTGAAATTCGTAGGCGAATTGCATGTGATTGCCCCGTGGTGATGGAGATGCGGCCACGCGAGGCCGCGCCACCTATTTCTTGTAGACCAACCGCCCGATACGCTGTTTATCGAACGCTGCCGCGCGGTCTTCCGGCTTCGCTTCGGTTCCCATGAACGTGGACACGCCTGTCCATCCGTTCCTACCCCACTCGAAAGCCGCATAGCCGTATTCGTTGCTGCCTTCCAGCTCGAATGCACGCAGATAGCGGCGCTTGAGACGCCAGCGGCCGTCTTCCCTGGCATCCTTCACCCAGGCCCACCAGATTTCATCCGGTTCGATGAGCGTCATAGCCAACAGATTGACCGACTCGAAGCGCCCCGCTTTACGGGCCGTGGCCGGTGCCGTGAAACCACCTAGCCCATCTTCAAACAGTGCCTTGGTGATTGCCAGCGTGCTGCCGGCTGCATCGGTAAAGGCCGCGCCTTCTTCCATCGACGCCCCGAAGACTTCGAGAAAGTCCGCCACGGCCACTTCCGGCGCGGTGCCGACCGGAAGCAATACGCTCTTGGGTACCATCGTCGGCGTAGGCGTGGCAGGTGGCGTAAAGCTGGTGGGCCACTGCGTACCGCGCTCTTTCAGCACGGCGTCATAGCCTTCCAGCGGCGGGACCGTATGCGGCTCTAGCCACGCCTTGCCTGGGTTGTAGGCAAAGCCCGGATCAATGCCTTTGGGCACGCGCACCGTGCGCGGCGCGCTACCGTGAGCCCCGACCACGCGCTCTTCCCATTCGATGGGTGGCGCTTCGTCTGGGCCGGCTTTGCCCCGTGCTTCCCACTCGCGCTGCGCTTCGATGCGCGACAGCGAATGCGTGCTGCACTGGCAACGCCAGCCGTTTTGCGGCATGTGCGTGTTCCACCACGGATCAGTGATGGGCAGGACCAACCCATCCCATGCAAGGTGCTGGAGACGTGGGTGTTCGGTGCTGTTGTGCTTGTATCGCAGGAACGGCCGCAGATGCGCCACGTCCATCATCTGCTTCCAACGCCCGGCGTTGTATGCCTGCCGGATATTGGTGTCGTAGATGATCTTGCTGCGCCAGCCAGGCGCACCGTTATGCGCCCAGCCGTACTTCGCGACGATGGCATCGAAGTCTTTGCGGAATTGCGGGTAGCCGGTGCCTTTCTCCTGCGCCTGGCGGATGGCGTTATAGAAATCCTCCACCAGCCCGTCATGCGCCGCGCCAGCAACCACAAAAGCGTGGCTGTGCTGCTCTTGCCAGAGGTCAGTCCAGCCCGAAGACGGCAGGCGCGTCTTGTTCCGGAAGTAGTCGATGGCTTCCGAGAATGGCAGGCGCTCAGCGGATGCTGGCATTGCGGTTACCTCGGGTTCGTTTTGTTCTGAAGGTGGGCGCCGGCCTCGCCAGTAGAGGGCAAAATGGCAAGGTGCTCCATGCTAGGATGCTCAAAAAACGGGAGGGGGTATGACGACCGCTGAATGGGTGATCGCCTTTGCAACCTTGGCCGGTCCCGTGTTTGCCGTGCAGGCTCAGAAGTGGGTCGAGCGGGCGCGAGCTGGGCATGACCGCAAGGTGGCTGTATTTACACAGCTCATGGCAACTCGTGGCGCCCGTGTTTCCGCCGATCATGTGAGAGCACTCAACATGATCGATCTGGCCTTCTACGGCAATGTTCGCTTTGGCCGAAAATCTCGCAGTAATACGGAGCAAGCCGTTCTGACTGCATGGAAGGTCTATCACGATCATCTCAGTGACCCTAACAAGAGGCCACCAGCGAACCTGGAACTTGTTGCTGCTGAGAGGGATGACTTGCTCGCCGACCTGCTCGCCGCAATGGCCACCGATTTGCGTTTCGACTTCGATCGCGTCCAACTGAAGAAGAGTTGGTACTCCCCCGAAGTACATGGAGCCGTTGCAACACAACAGCTCTCGTTGCTGGTGGATGCGAGCGAAGTCTTTTCCGGAAGGCGAGCGCTCAAAGTTCAACCTGTTGCCCCTCAAAATTGAGCACGACGGTCTAGTCTCCATGCTGGTCGACTTCGGGTTTCGCGGTCATCTTGGCGCCCGGTTGCGTCATTGCTTGTCTCCAACATCCGCACGCCCGGCCAGATTCGCGGCCGTCATCCCAAGCGCCATGGCTTCGGTCCACTTCGGATCGCTCGCCGTCAGTGCTTCGATGCCCGCAATGGCTTCTTCGTAGCTGCTCGCGTTCGCCACAATGGCTGCAATCTGCTCGATGTGCGCGTGCTCGCGCGGCACGCACAGCGTGGCCAACTGGGCGGCATAGGCGCCAGCGATATCGCCGTCGGCCGTGCCTGCCTTGCTGGCCAGCGCCGCCAGGCGCGTGAGCGCTGCGTCGGCTGGCGTCGATACCGGCTCCGCCTTGGCTGGTGCCTTCAGCAGTGCGACGCCACTTGCCGCACGCGGAATCTGCATTGCCTTGTGCGCCCAATCCAAGTCGATCTGCATGCCAATGTTGGTTGCCTTGGTGAGCACGTCAGCCATCTTCGATTGGTCTACCGTCTCTTCCGTCAGGTAGCAGAATTTCGGCATGCGCTCTTCGGCAAACATGCCATTTACCAGCGCAATCGGCCGCACCAACTGCGTGGTGATGGTCGGCTCAATCTGACGCACGTCGTGCAGCATGATTTCGCGCCGCACCTTGTCATGAATGACGCCGAGTGCGTTGGTGCTGCTACGTCCGTCGGCCTGGCTGGTAAGCGTGCCGCCCAGGATCGCCAGCGATTGCTTGCGCTCCCAGTACGCAATAGAACTCAGGAAGTCATTGACCGTGCCAGAGTTCGTCGCCTGGATGAAGTCGATGGACATGGTGGCGGGCACAACGCCCGCACCATCGTGACCGATGTTACGCACAGCCCTCAGCAACTCGTCGCGCTGCTTGGGGGCGATGCCGGCCGGATACTTGCCCAAGCGCAACGGCAACCCGTACACCTCCAAGAAGCGCTGCATGTCGCGGACGTTGTACGCCTTGTAGGCATACGTCCAAGCCAGCACGCGGAACAGCGCGGATTGTTCGATGTAGCCCGATTTCGCACGGTGCTCATGCATTACCCATTTCCATGGCCGCAGCGGCTCGGGAATGCCCATCTTCAGGAACTGCATGGCACCCGTTTCGCGGTCCACCTGGAACATGCGCTGCGGCACCCACAGCAACGCATTCGGCGTCCATGTGCTGCCGGTCTTCCAGTCGATTTCCAGTGGCGCGAAGCCCTTGCCGATGGCGTCCGTCAGGTCGTATTGGGCGTCTTCAAATCGCGGAATCTTGCGCAGAATGTCGGCCAGCTCTTCGATGCGGTCCAACTCCGCTTGCGTTGCATCGTCGGGGGGAGTCAATTGCCAGCCCAGGCCCGTCACCGAGCGGCGACGCTTGGCTAGCTCCGCAAAGATGTGCGAATCCTGCTCTTCCACCAGCTCGAACAGTGCCGCTTGCTCGGTGATGTACCCCTGGTCCGCTGCCGCGAAAGCATTGGCCAGCCGGCTCGGGTCAAGCGTGTTCACCGACATGTAGTTCAGCGAGTTGCCCTGCGTCGAGCGGGCGCCGGCTTGCAGCGTTTCAAGACCCGAACGCGCCACCTTGGCCAATGCTGTCCTGATCTGCTTAATCATCATCGTCCCAATCGTTGTTGTTGGTGGCGCCGCGTCGGGCGGTCGCCGCCGAGGTGTATTCCCATTCCACTGAGAACTGCGTGGCGACACGCCACAGCATTTCCAGCGCGTCAGGGCCGTCGTCGTGGTCGGCTTCGGGGTAAAACTTGAGTTGTTCGATCAGCGTCGCTTGGCTGCGGTGCACGCGAATCTTTTGGTTGGCCACATGCGGTTGCAGCGAGAGGATGGCCAGCGTTTTATCTCGCCCAGTCGGCCCCGGAACCGCGGGAAACGGCACGCCTCGCAATGCCGCGCGCTTCAACAACTCGGTGTAAAGAAACTCCTGAAACGCTATGGCCTCAACGGACCACGTAACGCATCCGTATTCGACTTGCAGGTCGATTGCCCGATTGATGATGAGGTCGGGCACGCGGCGGCACACATCGGCCTCCACCACATCAAGCACCATGCGCTGCCGGTCGAGCCCGCCGACCAGAATGGCCGACGGGTCGCGCGCCTTGCTGCTCTTGCCCATCGACGGGTCGATGGAGCCAAAGAAAATCCAGTCGTTGCGGCGGTCCACCCAGAATTGCAGCGTCTTGAACGGAGCGGTGTCATCGTTACCAGCCTCGTTCTGCTGTTCCTGGTTGAAGGCATCGTGATCGCTTGCACGCATGCACATCAGGCGATACAGTGGCCGCACCTCCGGCCACGAAATAACGGCACCGGCCTCCATCGCAGCCTTGTTCGCGTGGTAGAAGGCCAGGGCTTCGGCTTCAGCGGCTTCTTTCGCCTCGTCGTCGTCAGCGCCGGACGTATAGATGCCCTCCCAGCGTTCCCACAAGTCCAAGCGCTCCGGCCATTGCATGATCGACTTGAAGATGCGGCGGCGCCAGCCCGGCTTGCGCGATACGCGGTTGATGGCTGCGTCGTAGTGCAGACTCGTGCCAACCCAGAACACATCCATCCCACCTTGCGGGCCTGCAAGGCCGATAACGGCCTTCAGCACAAAGGATTCGGTCTTGTCGCGCTGGGCTTTGTCCCGCACGTTCTCATCGTTTTCGAGGTCATCAAGAAAGATCAGGTCGGGCCGATGCGGGCCATGCTTCATCCCGCGAATGCTCTTGCCCGTACCGCCGATGCGGACCTTGATGTTGTTGGCCGTGATGATGGTGGTGGCCTGCCAAACGCGGCCGCGCCCGCACGCTTCCGGAAAGTCCATCTCCAACCGCGGATTGCTGTCCAACTCGGCTTTTATCGACTCCAACATCTCGGCGGCTTGCTCCAAGATGTTCATGAAGATGCCGATCATGTGCTTACGCCCAGTCACGATGCACCACAGCGTGCCAAGCTGCGTTTCGTAGGTCGATTTGGCCTCACCGCGCGGGGCTTCATGCACCTCGCGCGCATCGGTCGGGCCGTCGATCATTTCCGGCAAGCGCTTGAAGACGAACTGCTGGAACAGTGAAAAGTACGGCGTCGGCACGTAGTGCGGAAAGTACGTGCGGCAGAAGAATTCGTAGTCGTTCCAAGCGCGTTCACGGCGCGCTTTGCTGGCCGCTGCATCGGTCTCGAACGCCGCACACTCCAGCTCAATGGTGTTGCGGATGTCTTCGCCAAGCTTGGCCAGCTCTTCTTCAAACTCGCGCCAGTTGCTGACCTCCTTGATTGCGCGCTCATTGCTTGCCATAGCGCTTCCCCAGCGTGGCACCGATCTCTTCCAGATGCGGGTGCAACGCACGCAGTGCATCGGGATCGTTCAAGCGCAGATGGTCGGCAATGGTCTTGAGCGTATCGAGTGCAACGGACAGGCCAGAGAACGACGGATTCACGCGCGCAAACGCCTTGCTGAACTTCGCATAGGCATCCGCCAACTGGGCCAGCAACTGGGCCTTGTCTGCGGCTGGGATGGTTGCGCTTTCCAGCTCGCGCGTGGTGGTGATGACCTGGCGCGCGAAGTCTTCCACCAACTGCTTGTTGAGGTCTTCCATGCCCTGATCGCTGATGCGATAGGCAGCCCGCGCAGTGTCCCAGTCGTCGCCCTTCGCCTTGGCGCGCGTCTTCCACTCCCGAGCGGTGTCGTAGCTCACACCGCTGGTAACAGCCGCACCATTTAGCGGCATGCCTTCAACGTAGAGCTGGCGCACCCGGTCGCGGGTCTCTTGCGAATGGGCCATCGGCTACATCCGCTTGATGAGTTCGACGGCGACCGTGGCAAGCGCGCCACCCACGCCACCGCCCAGAGCCGAAAGCTTGGCCGTCTTTTCGATTTGGCGCTTGTCTTCTTGCTCCAGCGCCGTCACTCGGGTGCCCAGGCTGTCGATGCGCTTCGCGACGCTGGCCTCAAGCGCGTCGATGCGCTTGCCTAGCGAGTCTTCGATGCGGTCCATGCGCTCGCCCTGCGCCGCTTCCATGCGTCGAACATCCGCACGAATGTCTTCAATGCGTGCGGTCAGGCCCTGGTGCATGGCCTGCACAGCGCCAGTCAACTGGCCGATGCTGTGCATCACCTGCGCGTTGTCTGCTGCCGCGCCTTTCTCATTGCTCATTGAACTCGCCCTTTTTCAAAGTCGATCAGTGCGCCGAGTCGAGCCCGGCAGATTTCGTATTGGCCTTTGGCGTGGTTGATCCAGCTAGCGACGTCGGTATCGGTGGCAGCGGGTCCATCCGCTGCATCAGATGTGCCGGTGGTGGCGCGCACGTTGTCAGTAGCGGTGCCGGTGCTGGAGTCGTTGAGCACGCGCACAACGCGAGCATCGAGACACTTGCGGCCAGTAGTGAGGCGAGATAGTGCATTGGCAAGCTCCTGGGTCTTTTCGGTGATCGCGGTTTCTTTCTTGGCCAACGTGTCCGACAGCGCGTTGCCGCGCTTTTGCTCGGCTTCGAGCAGCTCACGCGCGATCTTCTCGGCTTTCTCTCGGGCCGTGGCTTGATCGGCCGTCATGCCAGCAATCTCGGCCACGTAGTGATTGCGTGTGTAGCTCCACGCGCTAAGGGCACCGCACGCTACGGCTACCGCCGTTGCAATCAGCGTGCGGGTCATGTCCGTACCCCACGCCCCCACGCCAGATAGCGCGGCTGCAAGACGTTCAAGATGCGATGCGGATAGCCCAGGTTCTCAGGGCAGAAGCTGCGATGGCGGCGCGCTGTGCCACATGCGCTATCGATGGTTGCGCGGTTCAGCGCAGGCCGCACCGTGGCCGCTTCCTGTTGCCAGTGGCCCAGTCCGCCGTTGTACGCACGTAGTGCAGCCCACAGCCGGTCAAACTCGGATGCACCGCGCACGCGCTCATACAGCCAGCGGTCATAGCCCACCAATGCACGCATAGCCCACACAGGGTTGGTGGGCTGGCACGCATCGTTGGCAAGGCCATTCAGCACACACCACCATTTCGCCGTGGCGGGCATGAACTGCGCCATACCTTGCGCACCAACACGCGAGACCGCTGCGGGGTTCCAGCCGCTTTCCTGGTGGAGCTGTGCGGCGAACACAGCCACGGGTGCGTCAAGTCCCCATGCCTCGCGTGCAATGCGGGTCAGGTCTGCACGGTAGCGTCTCGCGACGTGCGGGATGGCGGCATCAGCACCGAATGCATCTGCCGATGCGAGCAGCAGCGCCGCCGCGAGCTGGAGCGCGGCGAACACGCTCAAGAGGATCGACTGGCGGCGCATGGTTACGCCCCCAGACCGATGGCGAGCATCGCACCGGCCACGATGACGGCGCGGCGAAGCATGGCGGCGGCAAACACCAGCTCGTAGCCGGTAACAATGGCGTGGTCGGCGTCATCGCACATAGGCCCGTCTTTGCGCCAGTCCGCACTGGACAGGTAGCCGGCCGGCCGGGCATAGGGGAACAGCGCGCGGTCGAGCCAGTACGCCACCACGGCAGCCATGGTGACCAACGAGAGCTTGTAAAGACTGACGGGTAGTTGCTGCGGAGACAGCAGACCGATGATGATCGCCAGCGCAATGGTGGCGATGATCCACGTGGTAAGGCGAGGGAGTTTCATGCGTAACCTCCGGGTCATTGGAATGACCAGAGGTTACGCACGCGCGCGGAGCGCGATTAGGCGTGAAACGTTTCCTGGGGGCGGGTATCCACTTAGTGCATGTATCAGCCCTTCTTGGGCTCGGCTTGCTCCAAGATCATGTTGTAGATCGTGCCGTTATCGGTCGAGACGCAGAGGCGGCTACCTGATGCGGGATCGTCAATGCAGGATTGCTTCCCCTTGCTTCTTTGCGCACCAATAATCGCCTCCTGAGCAAGGGCCAGATGGTTGCCGTAGTGGTAGCCCTTCGCAACGCGGAGCAACAACCCGCCCGCCCGCGTCAAGTCGGAAGGATGTGGCAATGCACTCGCGTCCAGCATCAGCCAAGCACCGTCGAAACGCTTGTTCATGCCGTTGATGCTCAACAGCGTGTTGTTTGCCACGGTCTGACATTCCAAGATCGCCTTGCCCGGCTCCTTCGCAGCGCTGATGGTCCTGCACTGTGTTGTCTGCAACGCGGGAAGTAGGTCTTTCGCATGCGCGTTATAGCTGTCTCTGAAGACCTCTGGCGAAATCGGTCCTTTAGCCATGGCTGGTGCGCTAGCAATAGTTGCTATCGCAAGAATGAGCATTGTGCGCTTCACTTCTTCACTTCCTCCGAGGATCGATTTTTCTTTCCCTTTCCGGCGACTGAATCTGCGGCTCCGGAGGTTTGTGCGAGAAGCATGCTAACCCCCCGCTGCACCTCTGCTGGGCTGTGCCGGTAGTTCTCCAGCAGTGCAACTTCCATCGGCGTGCGCGCCGTATTAAGCGCCCGCTCCCCCGTTATCACATAAGCCACATCAACGCCCAGGATCGCTATTGCGGCCAGATAGCTGGCTTTCGGCGGCGTGCGGTCGGTTTCGTATGCGTGCTGTGTTTGCTTCGTCGTGTCGGCGGCCGAGGCAATGGCCGGCTGGGTGAGGCGCAATCGCTCGCGCTCTTCCTTCAAACGCTCTCCGATGGTCATAAAAAATTTCCCTGGAATGTATTGACTGGGAAAGTTTTCTTTCCCATAATGAGTCATTCTTAATCGTAACGGATGGAGCGTAGCAATGACCCCGGAGCAAGTAAAGGCGCGCTTTGAGCGCGAGGGCAAGACCTTTGCAAAGTGGGCAAAGGAGAAGGGCTTTGAATACCGCACGGTTATCGCGGTCATCAACGGCGTGAACAAGGGGCGTTACGGCGAGGCTCACAAAGTCGCCGTGGCACTGGGTCTCAAGAAAGCTGCGTGAAGCCGACCATGACGAAGAAAACCAAAGCCGTACAAGCAACCGAAGATATCGACCTGGGCATCACGGAAGGCGCTCTAGTTCACGCCACGCAGACGGACGACGCGCAGCCAGTGGATATTGCAACCGCTGCGGCGGTGCTGCCCATCGCGCTCGCACCAGTGGCGAATCTCGCCGCAGTCGCGTCGCATTTCAACGTGACCACCGATGACCTCGGCGAGCTGGCCCGCATCGGCGCTGACTCTATCGGCCGTGCCATGTTCGAAATTACGCGTGCTGGGATGGCATTTCTGCGCGCCCAAGAGTTGATTTCGCTTGGGCATGGTGGGGATCGCAGATCGACTCCCGAACGTTCGGGAGTTGAAAAGGACGGCTTTCTGACCTGGATCAACGCGCATGGACTTGCAAACCAGCGCGTGTACGAAGCCATGCGCATCGCGAAGTTTGTGGCTCAACTGCCGCAAGACGAACTGGAAGGCGTGCTGGCGCTCGGCAAGGTCAAGGTGATGCTCTTGGCCTCGCTGCCGCAGGAAGTCATCGACCAAGCCGCCGAGTCCGGCAACGACATGATCGGCAAAGCCGACCTGATGACGGTGGCCGAACTCAAGGAAGAGATTCGCGCGCTGAAGCGGCGTGAAAAGAACTACGAAGCTGAGCTGGAGCGTGCGCACTCGCAGGTCAAACGCCTGTCGCAAGTAAATCGCACCACCGAATTCCTCTTGCGCACAGAGGAAATCCGCGAAGAGTGCATGGCCCTGCAACTTGGCGTTGAACTCAACACTTCCAGCCTGAAAAAGCTGTTCGATGAGGTCAACGGCGACGAGTCGCCCGAATGGCGCCTCCAGATGGAACAGATTTGGGTGACGGCACACGTCATGGCTTCGCGCGGCCTGGATTTGATCGACCACATGGCCAGCCTCGTGCGCGAAGACGACATGCCCGAACGCATCCAAGGCACCCACATCCTCAGCCCTGACGAGGCCCGCCAATGGCTGATCGACTACCCGATGATCGAAAACCGCCACGCCGCCGAAGCAGCAAACCGGCAAGAGAAGCGTGATGCAGCCAAACCGCGCGGCGCCGGCCGTCCCAAGGGTTCCACCAACAAGGCTAAGGGGGAGTAAGTCATGGCACGGGCACAACTGGTTCAGCGCGTGGACGCAGGCGGCGCAAGTGGCGCGGTAGCGGTCATGCCCACAGCAAAGGTGCTGGCGCTTCGTGCTCGCGACCCGTGGCGCGAGGCAACCGACAGGGCCCGGCAAGTGGCGACGTGGCGTGAGACGGTGGTGGCGTACGTGCGCGCCATGACGGAAGACGGTGTGACGCAGAACAACGCGGTGGCGCTGCTGCTGGAGCGCGGCGAGGCCGGCAGCCTGCCCAGCCACTTCGCCATGGCGCTGGCTGGCGCCGCCAAGGCAGGCCGGAAGACGCCATCGCGCTCCGCCATCTGCGAATGGTGCGCTCAGTATCGCGAAGGCGGCGCAACTGCGCTGCTGCCCGACCACAAGGGCCGCGTGGTGGAGGCCGCCGGCTGGTGGGGGCCGGCGCTGGAGTATTTCAACGCGCCCGGCAAACCAGATATGGCCGCTGTACATCGCCGCCTGGCGGAAGTGGACGGCTTCGCGGTCAGCTACGACCAAGTACGCAACTACCTGACGGGGGTTCCTGCCATGCTCGGCCGCAACAGCCCCGCACGCATTGGCCGCAACCTGTACCGCCTGACCGAGAAGGCATACATCCGCCGCTCGACCGAAAACGCCTTGCCCGGCGATGTGTATGTGGCCGACGGCTACCGCGCGGACGTGTACCTGGCGCACCCCGTCACGGGCGATATCTGGCGCCCGGAGCTGACGGTGGCAATCGACATGCGCAGCCGCTTCCCCGTGGGATGGCGGGCCGACGAACATGAAGGCACGTATGCCGTGCAGAACATGTGGGCAGAGTGCTTCGCCCGCTGGAACCACGTGCCGCCGATGCTCTACATCGACAACGGGTCCGGCTACAAGAACAAGCTGATGAGCGACGAGATGACAGGTTTCTACGCCCGCGCTGGCGTGCAGCAAATCATCCACGCCATCCCAGGTAACCCGCACGGCAAGGGCTGGGTGGAGCGCTTCTTCCGCACCGTCAAAGACGACTTCCTGAAGCTGTGGCAGCCGGCTTTCTACTGCGGCGAGGACATGGCGCCGGAAGTGCTGAACCGCACCGTGCGCGAGGTCAAGGCGGGCCGGCTTGTGCTGCCCACATTGGCCCAGTTTGCCGACGCCTTCAACGCCTGGTTGGACCGCTACGCCAACCGCCCGCACCCAGAAGACCAGAACACGACACGCGCCGCGCTGTGGTCGCAACTGGCACCGCTTCCGCCGCACGCCAACGTGACCGAACTGAAGCGCCAGGCGGTGGTGCTGACGGTGAATCGCGCAGCCATCAAGCACGGCAAGCGTGCCTACACGCACCCCGAGCTGCACGCCTTCAACGGCCACAGGGTGGTCATGGAATACGACCTGATGGATGACCGTGTCGCCGTCATGCGCACGCAGGAAGGCCGGTGGATTTGCGACGCACACCTCGTCACGGCCATTGACGCCATCGCGCCCAACCGCCTGGAAGAAAAGCGCCAGGCGCGCGCCGCCGATGCCATCAAGCGCCTGCAACAAAAGATGGACGAGCAGAAGGCCCGTGCGGGCATGGTGCTCGATGTGGACAGCGTGGCCGACGGCGTGCTGCCTGCAATCGAGGTGGAAGCCCGCCTGGTGGACGACAGCGACGACGCGCCGCTGCTGCTCGACCTGACGATGAACGACGAATAACAGGAGAACCCCATGGACAAGCAAACGACCTGGCCCGCCCATTACGCCGCCGCAGACGTTGCGCTTATCGGCCGCATTGGCCCCTGGATGGAAGAGCGTGGTTACACCCAAGCCGCTCTGGCGCGGCTGGCGCGCATCAGCGCAAGCAGCTTGAACCAGATTCTCAAAGGCAGCTATGCCACCAGTCCGGGCAAGCTGCTGGCGTCGGTGGACTCGGCCATGCGCCACGCTGAAGAGACGAAGGCCGATGTGGTGGCCCCGGTCGAAACCAGCGTCTTCAAGCTCGCGCACGCCGCGTGCAGCATGGCCCGCCGCTATCGCAACTTCGCGGTGTTCACCGGTTACGTGGGCACGGGCAAGACCTTTGCCATCAAGCAATACGTGGCATCGCATCCGAACACGCACCTGATTGAGGCCACGCCCACCATGACGCCGCAGAGCCTTGTGCGTCTGCTGGCCCGCGTGGTGGCCGGCTATGACGGCAAGGGCAGCATTGATGACAAGTTCCGCTCCGTGGTGACGGCGCTTCGCAACACCGACAGTCTGCTCATCGTGGATGAGGCCGAAACGCTCACGCCGCACCAGCTCCACACGCTGCGCCGCCTCCGTGATCTAGGGAACCGCTGA